GGGACTCGAACCCACATATTTTAGGTTTTGCAGACCTTGCCGTAACCAATTCCGGACACACACTCCCATAAAAAAGGCGGCTAAAGTAGCCGCCCTCTATTTAGTCAGAGACCAGCGGCCAGTGCTCGATAACCTGCAGCAATTAGCTTGCGGCTAGGAGTACCTGCACGATACTTAGCGACAGTTTCGCCCTTTGAATTCTTGCGCTCGTTTAGATAGATCGCATAACCCATCTGACGGATCTGATAAACAGCGTCGTGCGGATTAGCAACACCGTAGCGAGTCTTAATCTGCGCAGCAGTAAGCTGCTCGCCACGACCAACTAGAGCCTCAAGAACCTTCTCAACCTTACTAATGCTAGCAACCATTATATACTTCTCCATTATTAAAAGATGTCGACAACTCGACCNTTAGAATCAACTGCACGGATCCGAGCTTCCGGAAACTGCCACTGCAGCTGACGCATCCCATCTCGATACAAGAGAGGAATATTCTGAGTATACGAATACGTACGCCAGTTACCCGACTGATCCTGAAGCTGAATTTCGATCATGTCCATATCCGTAACTCCTTTTCTTAGGTTAACTTAATCTTACTATATTCTTCGAGGAAAGTAAAGACATTTTTTAGATCAGCGAAGATAAACTTTTTGTTCTGCCAGCTATCTTCTTGATCGTTACCACTAACCTCTACCATCCAACCGTTCTCGTAACGGTTGACAGTAACACTATCCGAAACATTCATAAATGAGTCACTTAGCTTAACCGTAGCCATATCATCCTCTTCTAGATTTGGTTCCTACTGTCGTCAAATCGACATCGGGACCAGCATATTGCAATCCGCCTTTGTTATATAGCGGCATAACCAGACTCGCTTTCTTCAGGATTTCCTTCTGAACGTGCTCTGGCTCTTTGTGAAGGTTAGTCATAATATCTCGCTTCGAACAATCACCGGCGACTAGCGCCTTGTCGTCGTAATGGCGAGTAGAACGATCAACCACCATAGACTCATTATACTCTTTTCTGAACGATAAGTCAAGCGATTTTTTGTCTTTTTTAGATTTTATTTGATCCGGGTGAAGACCCTTTGATATCAACCATCTATCGTGGTCCGAGACTAGCTTGGACTTAGCCTTATTCTTACGGCTCTGTTTACGCTTGCTAACAGTCGTCGTATAATAGGCTGGAAGAATGTGCATAGACATAGTTATCTCCTAACTTTGTCTATCATACCCCTGACTCAGAAAAAAGTCAAGCGATAATTTCTAAGATTTGTTTCAATTTCTCTACTGAAGGTTTATACTCTTGTTCAAGTATTTCTCGAGCATATCTATGATTCTCATAGTCTAATTGTCTTAGATACTTGTATCTAGAGTCAATAACAGCCTCTAAAACTATAGGCAATATTTCTGAATACTTGATATACAGTTTATCGTCATTCATCGACCTCTTCCTTCAAGTTCTCAACAACTATATATTCAGCTTCTTTACTTATCTGCATATGTTCTTCAAGAATATCTCGAACTTTGATAAGCCGATCTTCAATATCGATAATAGTATTATGAACAGCTTTATCATTATGACCTTCTTGAAGATCAATCAATGCTGCGTTCAAATTCATATCTGCAGAATAGTCAACTTGCCACTTATGAAACTGTCCGCCTTCGTCCATGTCTTCCATCAATTTAGGTTGAGGAAATAGAATGTTTTTAATAAGTTCTAACTTTTCTTCAGCGGGTGTATTAGTTCTTTTCTCAACTTTAAATGGCCACATAATATAATTCCTTCAATTACTTTTTCTTCCGACCCATATTATATTTAGTTTCTAAAGTCCATTCATGCTTTTCTTTATGGTTGATAATCTTAATCTGACTCATTGAAGCTAATGGCTCGTTAATACGCTCTGGGTCTACAACTTTCAACAAACCCCATTCTTGAAGTAGCTGAATAATCTTATTACGACGACCTTTATCTTCGTCAGAAAAATTAGAAGGCTTACCGTCTATAGTAAACATTTCTTTAAAATGGACAATATAATACTTACCCTGCTTATGAAAAATATGGCAGGACTGATAAAGTTTTTTCTCTTTACGTGAAGCAACACCTATACGAGTTAGGGTTTCTTTGATCTTGAGAAAATCTTCTTCTTCAGCAATCTTCACCTCAATTAAAGAATCTAAAAGTTCATTCATTTGACTCCACCTTTATTATTTTTATTTTTTATAAGTTCAATTTGTTGTGGCGTAAGAATCTTTAATGCTTCTTTAGTGCGCACAATATTGTATTTATAATAATTAGAAACCAAGGTTTGGAGTTCTTCTTTCTTCTTACGGTCAGCCTTTTCTTTATCAGTTTCTTTAACGCCTCTCATCTTTCTTTTTCTTATAGAATTATAAAGATAATCATAATGCATTTGATCTGTCACACCATAGTGACAATTCATTTCATTAGCATAAAGAATTGTTTCTCTATAGTTTGATAAAACGCTATTAGTTCTCCATTGGCTATACTCTGAATCAACGTCAACCTCTTTACCAGAAGTTATTGAGTTTTCAAATCTCCAGTCATACCTTGGTTTCTGTATTTTAATTTCTTGTTCAGGCTCTTTTCTTTCCTGTAACGTAACGTCTAAAAACTTAGCCATCACACAAACTCACATTCAATCATAACTTGAACTAGAAATGCCATAAAATTAATTTCAGGATTTGCAGCAAAAGCATTCTGGTATTGATATTTTGCTAGCTGTAGAACCAACACTGGTGCTGTTTGCTTAGTGCAAATATCAGACGAAATTTCATAGAACTGATTATAAAGATAATTAACATCCGTATCTAGATTATTTTTTACCCACTTACGGATTTCAGTATAATTCTGTTCCTTCATCAACTTAACAAGATCCTTGATAGAAGTCTCTGTCATATTTGCTAGAATGCCAGAGTCAATCTTACCAGTCGCTGAATAACGCTGAAGCTCGTTAAGGACTCGCCGCCAATCTGGGAAGTGCTTATTGATTACTTCAGCAACAACAGCCTTATCAAACTCAATGCTTTCTGATTCAAGAATAAATGTAACTCTCTTGAAGAACTGCGTAGCAAGCTTGGCCATAGCCTTCTTGCTAATTTTAAAATCAATTACCGAGCATCTTGAATGCAAAGGTTCAATGATACGGTTCTTGAAGTTGCACGTAAGAATGAACCCGCAGTTTCTTGAGAACTCTTCCATAAAATTGCGAAGTGCGGGTTGAGTAGAATTGGCATTAAGATAATCCGCTTCGTCAAGGATGACATATTTCCTGCCACCGGAAAGTGATACGGATGACGCAAAGTTGAGTATTTCGTTACGAAGTGTGTCGATATTTCCATTCATAGATCCATTAATGACGATATAATCACAACCAAGCTGTTCTAGCATAGCACGTGCTACGGTCGTCTTACCGACACCTGCTGTTCCTGCTAGGATTAAATTAGGGATATTCTTTTGATCAACAAACTGTTGGAATGTTGCCTTCAAATCACAAGGAAGAATAGTTTCTTCAATAGTCTTAGGTCTGTATTTTTCAGTCCAGATAAAATGTTCATCCATGTCAAAATTCTCCATTATATAAATAAGCGTAGGTCACGGAGTCCCCACTCCTACCTACTCTAACGCTAATTAGGAGCGCCAGCATATGATTATATATAAAATCACCAACCTTATCAATGGCAAAATTTACGTAGGTAAAACTACAAAAACCGCCAAAGAAAGATTTAAACGCCATTTCTACAACCATAAAACTGGTAACACCTACCTCTATAAATCTATGCGAAAACATGGGTTCGATAATTTCAACATAGAAATAATAGAAAAAACTGAAAACTTGAACGAAAGAGAATCGTTTTGGATATCAGAATTATCGCCCGAATATAATATGACCTCCGGAGGAGATGGAGGAGATACTTCTCAATCCCCAAATTATATTACTGCAATAAAACAAAGAGATATATCAGGTCAAAAAAATCCAATGTTTGGAAAGAAAAGAACAGATACTGCAATCTATCTCGTTGCTGCCAGAGAAAAAATGATTCAAGCAAATAAATGTCCAGTCATTTGCGAAGGTATCGAATATGATTCAGTAGGCAAAGCCCAAGAAGCATATCCTGGAATATCTATACGCAAAAGACTGGACAACCCAAAATATCCTAATTTCTATCGCCTAAGAGAAAAAACTATCAAAAGGTAGAACTTGATTCCACGGCAATATAATATTCTACATCATCATGAACAAAATGGGAGATACCNTTTGATGAAATATTAACATCATAATCNCCCGGAATGATCTTAATATTCTCAGCCTTAAAGATTGCCTTGAATGCCTTATCAGTATCACCAATCTGAACAGAATAGATGTCGCCAGAAGGATTCTTAGAATCAGCAGCCTGTAGATAAAGGTTCTTACCATCACCCATAACAACAATCTCAGGAAGAGCAAGAATGCCTGCTGCCTTCTCAACATCCTTGAGATTATCATTAGTCAAACGAAAAGTAACATCAACCGAAGGAAGATTGATTTCTCTTTCCGGAGCCTTTGTTACCGTGCTTTCGTCAGCATACACATAATGAGTCTTACGATTATTGTCAGAAATGTCAACAGACTTATCTCCAAACTTAAAATCTGGATCAGTGAAAGTGCTAACGATCGAAATGAAACGATCGAGATTATAGATTGCAAATCGTCTATCAAAGTCGGTCTTAACCTTTGCCTTTGCCATGATTGTCTTGGTTGGCGAAATGGTCTTAAGAACATTGCCTTCCTGAACAACAATGGATGGATTGATCTTCGCAAAGTTCTTCAAAACATTAACTGTATCTGTATCAATCTTCATAATATATTTCTCCTATCACTTATTTTTTGACTTCATCATTTTCTTTGATTTGATTGCTCCTGGGTCTGCTGTTGCAGAAACACCAATTGAAGCAAGATCAGCAAGCGAACCACCAAAGATATAAGTTCCGACGTGCTGCAACTTCATCCATGGACAGAACCATGTGCGTAGACCAATGTCCTGCGCCTTCTGACAGAACCAATAATCTTCTGAAAGATAACGCTTAGAAACTGGATCGATTTCTGCCTGGAAATACATAAGGATCTCGCGAGTGCCATCGAAATGTTCTGTGCGCACGTGATCAGGCTTATAACTATACTTGTCTTTATAGTGATCGTAAAACTTTTGCATGGCATTCTTCGAGACCATCATAAAGCCTGTTCCAATCTCAAGAACCTCTACTGGCTCATTGACAGGAATAGATTGCTGTCCACCCTTTGGATTAAACACATAATCGCCAACATATCTTTCAAGAACATTTGGATCATCGTCAGCAACGCCCTTATCCACAGCGTGCTTAATCTTTTCCCAAGAGATACACTTCTTAGGATATGGACCTCCAATAATGTCATACTTCTCTTCTTCATTGGCCTGAAGAGCCATAAGAGCAATAACGTCTTGAGGATTGAATCCAATGTCAGAATCAATAAACATTAGATGCTGCATGTTAGAACGCATGAACTCATCACAGCAATAATTACGTGCACGAGTAATTAGAGATTCATTAAACAAATAATAAAACTGTAATGGAATATTATACTGCGTACAAATAGATGCTAGATCTGAAGCAGACTTAGCAAACATACCAGCGCATTGTCCACCATACATAGGCGCAGCAACAAACAAACCACGCTCTCTCAACTTTTCAATA